AACCTGCCGGCACAATGTACCTAAAGTGGTTAAACAACTCAAAAATTCGGTTTTCATCGAGTCGTTTACGCTCTCTATAGTAATTAGTAACGAATGCTGAATCCGTTTCCTTATATGAAGCCTCAACCCTAGCGAACTCTTTTGCCATTCTTCGATGCATGTCCTCAGGCGTTTTCTCTACGATTTCACCATTCACCCTAAGAGCATACTTATTCACCCAAGTTGATGCCGCAAAATCATCGCCGTTAAAATACTCTAATAGTTTGTCTGTCATACTTACTTAAGGTTGTCGAAGAAGTTATTGATGTCTGCTTCACTCTTAGTCCCAGTAAATCTACCGATTTCTTCTCCATTATCATTAATAGCGATTATGGTAGGAACGTTTCTAACGTTAGGTTGCTCGATAATTCCGTGCTGTTTTAATATTTCCTCTATATCCTCGTCAACATTTATTTTAACGACTTCAATGTTCCTCTCGGATGTAACTTTCTCAAGAACAGGTGCTAATGACTTGCACGGCCCACACCAAGGCGCCCAGAAATCCAATATAATCATGATTATTTATTTTATAGTGTTATTATTTGTTTAATCTTTGTTTATTTAAAGCGTTTTTTGCGACAGTGTTCTGTCTCTGTTGTAATGAATCCTCATAATTCACGGATTCAATAGAATCAAGGTCACTCATATCAAATTTTCCCGTTCCGTTGTTAAATTTTACATTAGGGAATTTATTTCGGCCTATCTTTGTAGCCCTAAGTTTCTGAACGAACACGTTCATTCGACCTTCAGCTTTTTGGTCATCATTCTGCGCTAATGTGAGAACTAAGTGACCAATCTGTATTTTCGACACGGAGCCGCCGGCGTGCGCAAGCCCAACATAATCAGCGCCAAGTGAACCCTTTGTTCCTTGAATTGGACACCATATTGATATGTTATACTCATTGCAGATGCTTTCAAGTTTACGCATCGTAACGCCCTCTTTAGACCACTCACTATCACGCATACTACTATCGCGTTCAGGTTTAAGGCACTCAAAATAGTCAATGATAACCATATCAGCAACAAACCCACGCGCCTTATAAGAATCTATTTTCCTTCGTATATCGGTTGCTGTGTATTCTCCGTCAGACAATCGTTCGCATCGAACATTGTCCTTGTACATGCTTTGTTTGTCACGTTCTTCCTTTAATCGTTCTAATGCAATTGGCCTAACGTCAGGTTTGCTCAAATCCATAGCGTCTATATCAAGAATGTTTCCATAATATTTACGCTGAATTGCTCCTTCCTTGTCTTCAAAGAAAAAATGCAACACTTTATACCCTTTATAGTTGTTCTCACGCGTTTGCTGCGTTGCTGCGGCGGCACTTAGTCCAACACATAGTGAAGTTTTTCCCACATTTGACGGCGCTACAATCAAACCAAGTTCACCACGGCCAATACCACCACCAAGAGATTCATCAAGTTCAGGGCAGCCAGTTGTCATCGTTTCTCTAAAGTTTTCTGACAACGCATCTTCCATATTATCAAAGATACCAAAACCGAACTCTTCTTTGGTATTGTAATCCAAGGCATTCTTAATCAGTCCCTCGATTTCAGGGTACGCGTCAAAATCGCCCTTTTTAATGATGTCTTGTGCCTTATTTATCGCTTTTGTGAGATTCTGCTGTTTGAAAAACTTTTCAGATGTACTCTCAACAAGGTCAATACCGTTGAGATTCATTTTCTCGATAGTATCAACCATCTCAAGGGCAAACTGAACACCAATGAAATCCGTTATTTTGTCCCTTATTATGATTCTGATTTCTTCGTATGTCGATACAATGTCCTTTTTTTGATAGCGGTCTTTAAGAAATGCAACAATACGCCTCAGATGTTCATTTGTGAACATGTTTTGGTCAATAACATGCTCAATCTTAGTGAAAAATTTTTTATCCTCAAAAAAACACTTGACGAGTTTTATTTGAAATTCATCGCCAAGATATCCAAGATTATTTCTATCAACCTTTTTTGCCATTAATGCTAATAATTAGTTCAATGGCGGGCGACTAAGCACCCGCCAAACATACAACAAAGTCAATTATTTACGGCTATCAAAATCAACACCGTTCCTTCTGAGCCAAGACCTGTATTCGCGCGTCTTTTCACTGGTTGCTTTCCTCCAACCCTTAATATAGGAACGAGGGTCGTAACCGTTAACCACATGCGTATACTCCTTATCACTGACGAATGTGTTTCCCTCGTAATGGCCTCCGCTCATCACAGAAATTATACGTTTGATTATTTGATAAATCAGATTTGGCCTTCCAATCTTGATGTATTGTAGAACGCCGTCTATCGAATTTAGGTACGCCGATTTTGGGTCTAAATCAGAACCTGAATTAGAAAGGTCAACACTGTTTCTAATGTGCTTTGGATAAACTGTGCCATCAAAAATACGTTCATATACAGGCCTGTCATCCACTCTGAACTCAAACTTAAACGTGTAATCCCACGGCTTGAGCTCTTCATCGTCTCCGTATGTAGCGTCTGAATCGACTGATGGTGTGATGAACTGCTTCTCGACAATTCTACCGTCAGACAATCTAACTGTTTCGTCAGCCTTCACGCCAAGAAGTAACAGGTCTGGGTTCCAAATTTTCTGGTCTTTAACCTCAACGACATCATTTACAAATCCCATTGCCTTTGTCGGATTATTGTTCACAATCGTTTGATACACAAAACTTTTCTTCCATAAATCCTCTTTAATGAGATTAACGCAATCCTCAAGTGCATCAAAAAGTTCAACCGAACCAACAGCGTCATTATTATATCCGCTTATTCTGAAATACCTCTGACAAACGATGTTGTCATTAGAGTAAAGAATAAACTGGAATCGTTCCTTGAACGCCTCGTTATTGGCTGCGGAAACATCTTTTCTACTTTCTTTTACCATAAAATTTTGATTAAAATTAATATATGCTGTTTCGCTCATATTTTTTGCAAAGGTACTACTTTTTTTAATTATGTCGCTGAATTTTTCAGTTCTTTATCAATTAAAACCTTATATTCCGCGAAAAAAGAACTAAATCTGTCTTCATCCATCAAATCATCGACGCCTGCCTCTATCAGTATGTTGTATAGGTTTGTAAGAGAGCGCCCCTCTGGGTCTATTGGCGCATACATCATGCTGTCCATTAATGACTTTGCCTCATCTGTTAGAATTGGTTCAGATAAGTCGATTACTCTTTTATTAATCTCATATATTTTTTCGCCTTGTACGCCGTCTGTTACACGATTAACTATATTTTCAGCCCACTTTAACGGCTTTTTCTTCTCATTCGCCCTCTGCTCATTTATCAGTCTTGCCTTGTCAATTACCTCATCTAACGTGACCTTTCTCTCCTTTATCTCAGGGAAATTCTCAAAGAGTGTTTTCTCGCCAACGCCCTTAATACCTTTTATGTTGTCTGAAGCATCACCGCATATCATCTTTTTAAGCAACACGTTCTGATAGTTATAGCCAAGTTCCGTCGTGTGGTTTTTAGTGTTAATGAATTTCTTTTCCCTCTGCACATACACTATCACATCTTCAGATATAAGTTGCGTAAGGTCTCTATCGTTTGACATTATCACGATACGCTCATTTGGCTTCTTGCTCTTGACGTAATATGCTATAAGGTCATCAGCCTCGACTTTATCAGCCAAACACTGTCTTACGCACAATTCTTCAAGGCACTGTATTACCACTTCACGCTGTTGATAGAACAATTCTTTCTCCCTGCGTTTCTCGTTTATCTTGTCCTTATTCTTAGAAAAGAAATAATCCTGCATTGATTTAACCTTTGCATTCAATTCCTTTGCATAATCTGACAATTCTCCAGGCACACTTAAGTCATAGTTCTTATCGCGGTTGCTTTTATATGTAGGAAGAATCCAAGCTCTATATTCACCTGAGTTATCTCCATCCCAAAACACATATACATAGCGAAAATTGCCCTTTTGAAGCATCAACTTTATCTGAAGAAGCATTTGGAAGATTGGTCCAATTAGGCTGCCATTACTTGACAATCTTTTATCTGCGCCAAATGCGACTTCGAGTAAATTATTACCATCAATCAGCAAAGTAGTGAACTTCTTCTCGCCAAGGTCTGGGTTCTTTTCAACTATTTTCTTCGGTATTGGTTGTGCCATCTACAGTTTCGTTTTCTTCACTTGTGCCAATAAAGCAAAAAATCTGACCCTTTGTAGAAACATATACATCTTTGGAGTTGTCAACATTATGTTTCCAAACATTATTAATGTAATCCTCCTTATCATTAAACATTATCACTTTTGGGTAACCAATGCTGCTAGCTTCTACATTTCCCTCTACAAGCATCGAAAAAACGCTATGAGGGATTGCCGTAAATTTGCTTTCATTAAAATCGTACTCGCTCTCTTTTGTTAAAATTACTTTCATTTTGCTTTTTTTATTAATTGTTACTCTTCCCTATCTACTTCATCATATTCAATATCGCCAACCTCATCAATGCTTACTTTATTGGTTTCTGCAAGTTTTGCCTTAATAAATGAAGCGTATTCTTTTTTGTATACATCAAGCTTATCCGGATTCCATAAGCCCTGCTGCAATGAGCATATTTCGCCTGTATATGTAATGTTGTTAACGTGATTCTTCTCTACTTTAATCTTCGTCTTTACACCATATTGATACTCTTTTCCGCCTGACGTAGCGGTTAATGCCTTAATGCTTGCACTTGCAATACCCCCAACATAAATCAAAAGCCTATAAGCATATGTTAACGCAATTCCACCCTTGCTTTTCGCTGATGGTAAGCCAATTGCCGTGTTCTCAATCCAAATCTTGTTAACAACAAACATGCTGTTCGTATACTCTGAATTCACATTTCTCGATGATGGTATCAAGTCATTTACAATTGTATTAAACGCAACAGAAACAGCACCTGCGTACCACATATTATTACTTGAATTATTAACAGCAGCGCGATAACAGTCTCCAACTCCAATACTATCAATAATGAACACCATATTAAATGGTAACTTTCCCTCGTGCTGTTTCCTAATCAAGTCTTTAATGCACATTGCGACATCTTCGATAACATATGTCTCTCTGGCCGGCTTCTGAAGCCATTTTCCATGCTCATGGTCAAACTTACCGTACAATTCATATAATTTCGCTGTATCATAATAAAGCATATCATCGCCCGGACCATATGTTATTTCGCCAGTTTCCTCGTCAACATACTCCGATACGTTGACGCCAATATCTTTAGCGTGCTGCCAAGCGAAATTATTTTCCAGTTCAAAGACTACAGGTAAATCACCCTGATTCTGAACCGCCTTAATTAACTCAAGTTTTACAGTACTTTTTCCTGTGTTCGAGTGTCCTCGAATTGCGCTTACATAGCCCATCGGAAAGCCGGGAAGTCGTGTCGCATCTTGAAATGCTTCAGGTAATATATACCACGATAATTCTTTTTCCTTAGCACCACTAAGGTTATTTTCATTCTTAAACGCTTTAAGCGCAGCCAATTTGTCTTCTCTAGAAAGGGATTTAACCCCAGCACCTTTTTTAACTGCTTGTTTTGCCATATCATTTATCTCATTTACATATTATTCATCATATAGCGTACTTTTTACCATCGCATCAAAGTAACATTTGCGGCAAAGGGGTACATAGGTCTCGTTGCCGCCTATCATAATCTGTTCGCCCTCTGTTGTAATCTCTCCGTTATGGAATCTGGCATTCGCGATGGCCTTTCGACCGCATGAACACGTGGTCTTGATTTCATCGATTTCGTCGGCAAGTTCCATAAGTCGTTTAGACCCCTCGAACAGCCTGCTTAGGAAATCAGTTCTCAAACCATAACACATTACGTTAATGTTAAGGTTATCAACGACAAGCCCTAATTGTTCAACTTGTTTCGCTGATAGGAACTGAGCCTCATCCACAAGTACCCAACACGGAGTCCTCAAACCTTGAAGCGATAAATCCTCAATAAGCGATGTCATAAGGTTGTACAAATCGTCATCAGTGCCGATTGTTATGCACTCTCTTTGGATTCCAATTCTCGAAACTATCATATCCTCTCCGTCCCTCGTGTCAATTGCTGACTTCATGCAAATAAAAGGAATGCCACTTTCCTCAAACTGATGCGCTTGCATCAGGAGTAAACCTGATTTTCCACCGTTCATTGGACTATATTTAAAATATAATTTACACATACGCTACTTATTTTCCACAAAGGTACTATATTTTACGAATATCGCGCAATATTTATAGAAAAACAACTAATTTATGGAAAAAATAATTAGACTAACGGAAAACGACTTGCATAGAATCATAAATGAAGCCATTAACCGACTTATCGATGAGGAAATCAAGATAAATCCCGAAAATAAGGGCAAATTCAACGCAACTAAGAAACGAACAGGAAAATCAACGGAAGAACTTACGCATTCGCCAAACCCAAAAACAAGGAAAAGAGCAAATTTTGCTAGAATGGCAAAAAGGGGTTGGAAACCATTAAAAGCAGACGACTAAAATTTTGCCATTATTGTGCTATTTGTAATAAAACGCAAGGAAATGGCATCATAAGTAATAAAAAAGGGGCAGCACACAGTGCCGCCCCAAATTATTCTGTTATAGTCTTACTTAAAACGGAAGGTCGTCTTCCTTAACCTCTTCAGTGGTATCGACCAATTCCTTAGCCGCTTCCTTTTCGGCATATTCTGCCGTGGTCGAGTTATCCTTTTTCGCTTCCCATTTACCATTGCTCTTGTTAAAGACGGGGATTTCTCCGTCAGCAATTAACTGTAGATAATCAGATGTTTTAGATGCATACATATCACTCCAAACCTTTGGGTCGTTAACCCAATCATCGACTTCTTTTTCATTTTTAGAGAGAGGTGTGGCAAATCCTGCATCGGTAATGTTAATACTCGTCTTTGTTTTTCCGTTGCTACTGGTTTCAAGCGTAAGGGTTAAAACAATATCCTTTCCATTAACAAGGTCGAAAATGTTATATGGTTCGCCTGTGGCTTCAATTGACTCGTTATTGCGCACATCGTAAAGATGCATAAGTTTGTCATAAATGCCAGCACCATCAGAATGTGCGTTAAATCTCCAAAATTTGACTCCCTCGTCTTCGTGGCCACGTTCAATTACTCTAACAATAAAGGTCTTCTTTGAGCGATACTGAAGCGCAGATTTTACCAGTGCTTTCTTCTCGGCCTCGTTTTGGCATTTATTGGCCTTAGCAAATAATTCCTTTGACTTCTTGCATAATGGACAATCACCACCACCATCTACATGCTCATCATTTAAACAGATGAATGATTTAAATCCACTCTTTGAAATCTCCTTGTCAACTTTTAACGAATGTGTATTGATGATAAAGAAGATATTCGAATCATCAGCGCTAACGGGTAAAATTCTTACCTTCATCTCTTTTTTGGTCTCCCCTTTTGCGAGTCGGTCATTGAGATAGTTTTTTTCATTAAATTCGATTCTTGGTTTAAAAGCGTTTCCGCCTCTTTCTTCTTGCAGTTTTTTTCTTTGTTCCTCAATTAATTCAGGACTTACATTGTAATTTGCCATCTTGTTTTAGTGTTTAAAATATTATTTTAGCATTTATGATTTACGCAAAGGTACTATAATCTTCGCGTATTTTACATGTTTTTTTCATAAAATCGGTGAAAGGTCATAATATGACTTTGTAAACGTCTTAATGTCGCCAAATTCATCTACTTTTTCGCACTGTTTTTTGACCTTTTTCACGCCTAAGCATTCTAGCGCCCAATCCATTTCGTCCCAATTGGCATAAGATGAATATAATCGTCCACTCGTTCCGACAGGTTTCATCCATTCGCTGCGAGTGAAAGACCTCGGTTTTCCAACCTCTTTCCATTGAATTGTGACATAGTTATCTGTTCCAATGGAAGCCCATACATCATAATCACACGGTCTTAAATGCCTTTTGTTAGTAGCTGTTACATGCTTAAGCAAACGTTCGTCGTTCCATATACCCAATTCTTCACCATTATCAGTAACTATTGCAGTAACCATAGACCTGGTCGCCTCTAAGATAACGTCTTTAATGATTTCGTGTAATCTTTCTTCTGTTATCGCAATGCGTTTCATACAATTAGAAATCAAGTACATCTTTTAATTTAAGCGGTAGGTCGAATGATTTCTGCATCTCTCTGTCGTCGATACCCTTTATATCACTACTCTTGAGCATAAATTCTTGCTCATCGCTCGGAGAAACGTCATTATTGTAATATATGTCATAATGCGGATTCTCTGCGGCCTTCTTATCCCAGTAATCTTTTGGGAATTCTGAATACGGGTAAGACGCCTGTGAACGAATATTCATCTTTTCTGTGTCTGTAGGGTTACGCTTTTCAATCTCAGCTTTGAGTGCATCTAATTTTTCATCGTTTTGGGCTAACGCATCCTCGAATTTTCCAAAGACATTAACTAGTTTAGCCAACTTATCATCAATGCCGTCAACTTTCAACTCTGTAGTTTCCTGCTTCTGTGTAAGGTCATCGACATCAATAACTTCGTCATCTGGCTGCATCGTATCAATATTGGGGTCTCCACCCATCGTCGGGTCTTGTCCCATATCCATTCCTGCGTCTCCACCCATTCCGCCATCCATCGGCATTGCATTTTGGTCTACAGGCATTTCTCCGCCCTGTGCATCTGCGCCATTTGGCTGTTGCATATCCGTACCCGGTGCATCCATTCCTGTGTCTCCGGCCATCATGTTCGACCCATCGTCCATTGGCATTTGTCCTCCCATATCAGCGCCTTGTTGTGCTTGCTGCATTCCCTGTGCGCCATTTGGCTGTGGCTGTTGCATGCCTTGGTTTTGGTTGTCGTCCTCGCCAATTTCATTCAACTTTTGGTCGCCAAGCAATGTGTATTCATTAATTTGCTGAATACGTTTTACTGCCTCGTCAAGATTATATTTCTTAATAAATTCTTTATCCATCTTCAGAAATTAGTCATTAAGGAGCATCTTATTATCTTCAGTCAAAAGGATTTCACTGCCTTCTGTTCTTTCGATGAGGCCTTTGTCTTTCTTTTCTCTTTTAACCCTGCGCTTAGGTACCTCAACGCCGTCTCCAACGAGAGCCTTTACCTTTTCTAGATTTTTGTCAGCCATATTGTCGTTTTTTTCAACATTATTTTCATTTACTGGTTTTTCTGCTTCACCAACAACAGCGACGCGGTCAACTTTAACAACATCCTTAACTGAATGGTCAAACGAACCGTATCGCACCGGTCTTATATACTTCTTGCCGGGCCTTTTATAAATAAATCTTGCCATATCCAAATGAGTTTTTATATAAATATCATCAAAAACTCATTTTTTGCCAAAATAGTGTAATAATAAGGGTATTAGATGGGTGTTATCGCCAATAATCCCACGCATTTCATCATCCGCAAACGATACGCCATTTATAAAACAATTGTCTTTATTTGATTTAATTTTAGATATGACTTTTTTTCTATCAACACCGATGTAATCACACAAAGAAAGTGACAGCCCCCATACAGTCCTGTATTTTTCTGAAAAAATGAACATAAATCTACTGTCTTTCGTCAAAAAACAAACTTTACGGTCATTTCCGTAAAGATAATTAATCAAATTCTTGACCTTTGAATAGGGATAACAAGTGAACGCTATATACTCATACTTAAATTTAGAACAAAATTTATTTATGCAGTATGACTTAAACTCCTTCAGGTCTTCAGAGTTCTCAAACCTGCGTTCCTTCTTCGTGAATGTCCATTTTATATCGCCTATATCACGATTAAGAACACTGAATGTCGGCATAATAGACTTTGCCGAATCCATTCCAATAACTAGTGTTGGTAATGACGGGTCTACTTCATTGTATGACGAAACCTTATTAAATATCACATCATACAAGGCCTTGTCATTACTGTCTACAATATTTCCAAGTTTGTTTTGCATAGCACTCGCAAAGGTACTACGAAAATCCAATCATCAGATATGCTTAACTATATGTTTTTATATTCTGACACATCAAAACACGGACACGGTTTACCTTTTGTCGAGTATTCATAATGGCCATGTATCGTCGAATTTGGGTAAAGTTTCTTAAGTGCTTTCAATATCTTAACCAACGATTTTTTTTGTGCTTCAGTCCTTGTGTCTTTTGGGGTTTTGCCATCTTCTTTTTTAACACCGCCAACA